TTCGTTCAATAAAAGACACAGGTTTAGGATCGATAATCAACCTTTGCTGGAGAAAAATAATGACAGCTTATTCGCGTAGTCGGAACGATTACACTTTTTCAAGTGGATCCTCGACTGAAACATTAACCAATAATTCAACTGTAAAGATTCGAAACCACTCAGTGGTCTCGTCCGTTACAAAGAATATGGTCGATGTTGTTACTCCGGGATACCGGTCTCTTATAAGAGCAGGTATCACGATTAACAATGATATGACTTTCTTGAAAACCACCATCGGAGCCATTCCTGGCTCTTTTGGGTACACTACAGGTAAAAGCCTGGATTATGTGTACATTTTCGATGGTTATCCTGAAGTCTATTACGCAAATACTTTTCCATTACTTCTCGTTGACGCTCCCCCTCTCGACGAGGGCGGAGCAAAACGACGTGCTTTAGCACGTGTTGATTCCACTCCGCATAAGATGATGGAGGATGTTCTAGAAATTAGACAGACTCTCAATTTTCTGCGTAACCCGCTCTTGTCTCTTTTTGATTTGGCGAAAGCCTTTTCAAAAGATGTCAAGACTGCGCGTCGTTCGACGCGCATCAAGCGAGATGAAGCAATTGCTAACGTTTGGTTAACGTACAGATTCGCGGTTACACCTTTGGTGAACTCCGCTTATTCTATCGTTGACGGCCTAGGCCGTTTAAACAAACCACGGCCAGTTATTGAATCCGCTCGAGGGAAGGACAAGGGAAAGAGTGATGCTGAGGATACTCATGCTTATGGTAACACCACTTGCTTACGTACTGTAAGTAGTGAAGTTATCATTAAAGCGGGTATCCGTTACAGCGTCTCGAATCCTGCGTCCGATTGGCGATACACATTTGGTCTCCGGGATAAAGATATCCCGGTAGCTCTATGGCAGATTGTGCCATTTAGCTTTATGATCGACCGAGTTTCAAATATATCTGATATGATATCAGGTTTAGTTGCTCTCGCCGACCCAAATGTGTCTATAATTAACTCTTGGGTTACTACTAAGACGGAGGTGTACAATACACATTCCCTATTAGAAGTCCGCAATAGTTATTGGAGAGATTTTCAAGCTTCTACTGGTTCAAAAACACGCTCTGTGTTTTCCTATAGAAGAACAACTTGGAATCCCTCGATCCTGGACACCGCCCCCGGGTTTAACCCCGCCGGTTTAGTTAGTTCAGTCACGCGTATCTCTGACCTGGTTGCACTTGTCGTG